TTAAACTGGTCGACCGTAAAAGGTAACTTTATGAATGTATCGTATAGTAAACTTATCAATTGTAAACTCTTTGTAATTCGGTGAAATACAAATTAATAAAGTGCTATCTTCGGGATGGTGCATTAATCTTTTTATCATTCTTTGATCGTAGGTAATGATTAGATATATACAATCAGGATCCAAATTCTGCCATGTATCTATGAAATTTATGCCTATGATATCCCCTGCTTTTATATAAGGCTCAAACGACGCGCCTGTTATCGGAAAATATGCATCACAGTGGATTCCCGGAAGATTTATGTATCCTGTCGGGACCTCCTGCATTTCAATTAATTCCGCGACCTTGCCAGCACTCACTGGTAAGCTATAGAATGGTGCTCCATCATCTGAAAGCTCCAATCCTTCCGTATATTTCAATTTTTTTAAAACTTCACTATATGCGGCTTTTGATTCACTACTCATATTGTTAGATGGAACGACTTTTTCAACTTTTGGTTTTTCACCGTTTTCCTTACCGTTTTCCTTACCATTATCAACGGTAAGAAAATTTTTACTTTTCGTTTCTCCTAAAATCTCACCAATTGCAACATTTAGCACTGTTGCAATTTTCTGCAATTTACTCAGCTGGATATCACTCTTACCATTCTCGTAATCTACATAAGATCGCTTCGGAATGCCTGTTAAACGCACCATGTCGTCTTGCGTGAGGCTTTTAGATTCTCTTATTTCTTTGATTTTCAGCATTTTAAAATATTAAATGCAAAATTTTGCAATTTTTACGGTTTAAATGTTGCAGATATTCGCAACATGTTATATATTTGCTTCATATTAATAATGCAAAAGTATGGAAACATTAGCAAAGCAACTACGGAAAACCGTAAAATTTACAACTCCGTACCAAGAAATAGCTGCTGAATTTGACACTGACCCTTTGTACGTCGGGCAAATAGCCAGAGGTGAACGAAAGCCCATAAGAGGGAAAGGTCTAAAGATCCTAAATAAAATTAAAGAATTAACTCAAAATAAAGACAATGAAAAGAATTCAAAAAATAGTACAGAAAGTTTTAGTGCTTAGACCATCTAAAATTTCTACCGTCTTTGCGGATAATAGATTGACTTGCGAGTGGGTGTTATTTGGTCGATTCGTGATCGGCAAAACAACATATAGCAGATAAAAGATATTATGAAATTTAAAAAGAAATGAACGTAAACGATCAAGCTGTCAAAGAAGATTTCTTTTTTTTAAGCTTTGCTCAATTAAGTATTGATCCGGAAATTCACCATCAACTTCAAATAATAGTAGTAAGAAGCCAGACCATTCAAAATCGTTCTGTTCGCAGAAAAATTTCACGACATTAATATCCTGCCGATGAATATCCTCTGAAGCCAAGCCAACTGCAAAAGTTTCTCCGAAAACTTTGCCCTCTCCGTAAATCTCCTCGTTTTGATAGGCAGCGAAAGGCATTTTATAATATATGTTAAAGCCAAACAATTCACACAACTGCTCAACCAATTTTTGACGTGATTTTCCTTTTGAGGCCGGCTTATAGAGGTCCGTTTTGAATACGGCAAGTTTTAGAAAAGAAACATTACTCATTCTATATTTTTTGTTAGCACTGTAAATATAGTAAAATTCCCGCCACGACTCAGCGTGGTTTCGACACCACGGCGGGAACATAGACAGCCAGGACAGAGCAACGGAGCCGGCTTCATAGATCTCTCTTTATTTAATAAGAATATGAACTTACAACCAACAGACATAATAATTAGACAATCAGGCGGTGCAGAATCCTTGTGGATTTCACAGCGTTTGCTTATGGAAGTTTGTGAGGTAAGTGAAACATATCTCTGGAAAAGTAGATCAGTTTATAAGTCTGGCGTACGCGCTTGTGATCTTGCAAAGGCAAAAGACTTCATGCCGGACTCCGGAAAGGCATGGCGTTGGGGTAAACAGTCGGGTCAATTCTATTATTGTCTTAACAATATCCCAAACAAGGCTCCTAAAAATTATAGAAGTTTATTTGGTGATGCTGAGGCACTGAAGGATAAATTTAAAGAGGCTTGCCGGTCGATGGAATTCACTCAACTTGAAGAACGTTTTAAAAAGCATTTAAAGCTTGTTTCAAGAAACTATCTGGAGTTTTATAGAGATGTGAACGATATCCAACGAGCTGCGCTATCTAAAGCTTGTGCCGTCCTTGATTTTATTCTTGATGAAAAGGACGGATATCCCGGCACGGCTAACAAACTATACAAAGATTTAAGCCCTATACTGACTGATATGGACCTTCAGTATATTCCGCATAATTACCTGAAGCTTAAGGAAAAAATTACCATCCTTGAAACTACTGATAAGAGTATTGTAGATATCATTCAGTTGCCAAGAACCGGCAATAGTAATGCCGAAGTCTACAATGATCCTGAAGTTTTTAGCTGGGTTATGCAGATGTATGCTAATGATTACACATATAGCCAGGAGCATATTATCAGAAAGGTTACGCAAATGTGCCGTTTAACACTTAAAAAAGAGCCTTCACGCCGTTGGTATGGGCAAACAATTTTTGAGCAGCCTAAAATGCAATTTTTAACTGGCGCGAAGCGTTACGGATCTGGAAGCCGCAAAGCTCAAATTTTTCAGGGTTACAACCCAAAAATGAACGCATTATATGCTGGTGATTGCTGGGAAATGGATGCAACTCGTGTTAATATGATCGCGCATTATGTGGAGGTTGTCACCATTGACAAAAAAACTGGTAAGGAAAAGAAAAAGAAGGTCGAAGTATATCCAGTTATTGTGGCGGTTCGTGATGTACATTCTGGTGATATCCTGGGATATTCATTCGGATATTCGGAAAATCATTCAGTATATCTGGAAGCCATGAAAATGGCGGTGCAAAATGCAGGATACCTTCCATACGAGTGGGTAACTGACCGATTCCCTGGTCACAATAAACCGGAAATGATAGATTTTTTCGAGCGTGCTACTGTGCAGGGTGTGAAGTTCACAATAAGTTCTCACGCAAACCGCAAGGCACGTATAGAAAGATGGTTCAGAACACTTCAGGATGTGTTCTATATGGACTCAAAGTATTTCTATGGTGAAGGTATCCAGTCAAGACATAAATATGCTCATAGATCAGCTGATTATCTAAAGCGAATTAAAAAGGAAGCAACTAAAGAGGGCTGGGACTTTCAAAAAAATATTGAAGAAGTTGTGCAACATGTGGAAAATTATCGAAATACGAATCTTTCAACTTATTCCCGAACGCACAAAACAATAGAACATTCACCTGCTGAACTTCACCATTTTAGTGAAAAGCCGAATGTAACATTTGTGACAGAAGCTACAATTTCTATGTTGTTCGGACTGAGAAAAAAATTCACTCTTAAACATAATGGTCAGATCAGTACAGAAATCGTCGGTGTTGAGTTCCATTACTCAATCAGTCCGGCATATTACGATATCATATCAAATTATCACGGCAAAGAGGTCATAATGACGTATGACCTGAACGATTTATCTCTTTGCTATTTATGGGAAAAGAACGGGAAGCTATTGAAATCACTCTGCGAGGCTGAATTGATGGAACAGGCGCAAACCTACGGACCAGACAAGAACATGAGGCCAATAGGAATTGGTGAAATGAGGGAAGCAGCCATTAATGAACTGAAAGAAAAGGAACTGGAGAATATGATTGGAGAGGATTCGCTTCTTATGGGTAGATATACTGATAAAAATAAGGCGTCTGCCTTTGAAAATAGTTACTGGGATGCAGATGAAAATAGCAGCATTCCACTTAAAAAAGCTTCAGGAGACGGCTTATCTCCTGATACTTTAGAAGACATAATCCTAAGAAATACGTCTGAAAATTATTAACATATGACAAATTTACAAAAATCTGCAATAGTTATTGCAATAGATACAGAAAAAGAAAGGCTTGGTAGCTACGGACAAGTAGCTACAAAAGCCGAAGTTTCCACTGCAACAATCTCACAAATGAGAAATCAAAACTGGGAACTAATTAAAGACGAAATGTGGTTAAAAGTCGGTAAGGCATTAGGCTACAATGATACAGAATGGCAAATAGCGGAAACAATTAACTATAAAAAAGTCACAAAAATCTGTAATGATGCTAAAGCTTACAACCTTTTTATGATAATCACAGATAAGGCCGGAATCGGAAAAAGTGCACCCTTAAAATCTTATGCTCAGGGAAATGTTGATACAGGTGTTTTTTATATCCGTTGTCGTGAATGGGCAAAACGTGAGTTTTTGACCGAACTGTGCACTATGTTAGGAATTGACACAGGTAAATCCTATATGCATGTTGATAAACTGGGGATGAGGGTGGTAGAATTTTTCAGAAAAAGAACAGGAATAAAACCTCTTTTGATCGTTGACGAAGCTGATAAACTGAAAGATTCTGCACTTCGGTGGTTTATCCATTTATACAATGAGACAGAGGACGAAATGAGCCTGATCATTGCCGGAACTCCACATCTCGAACATAGAATCACTAAGGGCGTAAAGCTTAAAAAATTAGGTTTTGACGAGTTAGAAAGTCGCTTTGGCCGAGCTTATATAAACCTTATGGGTGCAACACTTGACTGTACTAAAAAAATATGTTCAGCAAATGGTATTACTGACCTTCAGACTCAACAGAGAATCTTCAACGAATTAAAACCAGTCTACAAAGAAGTGCCGGTTAGTGCCAATCAAGTCCAAAATGTAAAAGTGATCGACGATTTACGAAGATTGAAAAGAACAGTAATCAGAGAAAAAATAAAAATTCAAAATTAATCATGAAGAGTTTACTCATAAGACTAATATTAGAGCAGGATATATGTATTGCCATCGTGCAAAGTTACAGTTACCTGACCAAAGCAAAAATAATGGAAAACCAGCAGTGGGAAATTATTGCAAGTGAAAGAGACAGTAAAAAACTTGCCGGATTCGGCTTTTTCAGACATAACTGCGCTGCTACTTTGAATACCACCAGACAAAATCCCAAAGGTATTATCTCCAAAATAATGGATACGGATGTGATATCAGAATTCAGGCTTCTTCTTCCAGAATATTTTACACAGGTTATTAAAACAGAAGACGGAGCAGTTTACGAACTGAAGGAACATTCTTTCAAACAGTATATAGATAAATACAGTGATGCAGTGTGATCTTCCAAAAATAGAGATCGCAGAAATAGAAGCACGGATTAAGATAGTAGAGTGGCAAATTACCATTGCAAAAGATTATCAAACACTCCGGAACCGGGAAAAGCGACTAAAGCAACTTAAACAAGAATTAACAAAAAGACAATCGAAATAATGACAACAATTGATTTAAACTCATTATCACCTGAACAGATCAAAGAGATCCTGAATCAGGTATCACCGGAAGAGTTGAAAAATACTCTTCAGGAAAAAGAAAACCAAAAGGAGAAGGATAGAAAGGCTTACAAAGACCTTGTAAATAGTTCCGTTCCTACCTTAGTCGGAGCATTGGCAGCAGTATCGGAAGAACTTTCCATATTAAAGCTGGATATTTTTGAAGGATTAAAGACCCTTCTCGACCTCAAACAGGATGCCTATCAGGTAAAACAAGGTCAACAAACGCATACTTTCACAGATGATCAGGGTAATGGTATAACATACGGCTTTCGTGTTGTTGATGGCTGGGACGACACAGTAAACGCAGGAATTGATAAGATAAAGGAAGTTATTGAGAGTATGGCCAAAGATGAAAACAGTGCAAAACTGGTTAGTACAGTTAATAAACTTCTCAAAAAAGATGCTAAAGGTCATCTCAAGTCATCACGTGTACTGGAACTTAGGCAGCTGGCTGAAGAATTTAATGATGATCAGTTCAGTGATGCTGTTAAGATTATTCAGGATGCATATAAGCCCGTACGATCTGCATTTTTTATCGAAGCTTACACTACTAATGCTCAGGGAAAAAAGGTTTATATACCGCTTTCTATTACGTCTGTAGATTTTCCTGACGGCACCGAGATAGAAGATCTTTTTCCAATTTCTTCGGAAGAATAAACATCCCAAACGGTTTTTTGGAGCGGTTCGATTCCGCTCCTGGGAACAATAATTTCAACACATGAAAAAATTTAAAAAGCGGCTTAAAATAGAGGATGCCGAAAAGTTTAGACTTGAGTATTTTGAAGGTGGTGCCGAATTAAAGAAAAAAGAATTCTCCTCCTACAAAGCAATGGAGCAATTTCATGGGAGACAGAGAGATTTTATTTATTTAGATTATCACAGATATGCTTTTATAGATGGGAACTGGCATCGTTTTATTAAACTACAGTCGCCTATAGTGTTTCAACGTGAAGTGGATTTTATTAACGAAATATTTAACGAAAATTTTGAAGATGTAAATCTTCAAAATTGCGAAAATGAAGAAAGTTTTCTTCATGAAAAATAATCCCAAACGGTTTTTTGGAGCAGTTCGATTCCGCTCCTGGGAACAAAATTATTAACAAAAAAATATGTATTTAGCCTACTACTCGATTGGCTATGTAGCCAAAAACAAGCTTGAAAAAGCAATTTCAGATTATCTAACGGGTATAGATCGAACCTGTATTCCGGATAACGATTTTAAGCGTTTTACAAACGCAGTAATTGAAAAAATCAAGGATTTATGCATTATTCATAGTAAATGCAAACCAAAGGATCCGCGCCTTTTTCAGTGTGGAACGAGAGAAAAGGACTTTATGTTGTCAGGAATTGATTGTGTAGCCTTTTATTTCTACCATTCAACAAAGGATTACAGAGAAGGAGTTGTTTTTATTGATCGTGTGGAAAATTGAATCTTATGAATATAGATGACAAAATAAGAGAAAGGATAATTAAGATTCAGCAACTTGCTAACAGAGGTTTTGACGGCGAAAAGGATGCTGCTGATATTGCTTTAAAAAAGCTTTTAAAGAAATATAATATTAGCCCGTCCCAAGTTGAAGAAATAACGAAAAAGCAGTATTTTTTTAAGTATGCAACAGAATTGGATATAAAACTTTTCCTTCAGCTTCTTACTTACTTTTTTAAGGATCAAAATTTTGAAATATATAAGCATACTGCCGGAAAGAGGGAAATATCTTTAAGGTTACAATATTTAGATTATATCACAATATCATGTTCTTACGAATATTTTAAAAGACACATGTCTCATGAGTGGAAGAAATTTTCATCTAACGAAATTAAAAGAAAGCGTAAAATAAAAACTAAAAACAAGCTCAGAGCAGATTTACAAAAGGTATTTTACGATCAATATATTATAAGAAGTGGAATCTTTCATCCTGAACAAGTTTATCAATTAGATGTTTCGGAATTTTCTCCCGCACATCATGCATATTATGATAAAATTGACAAAATAAAGGGTGGTACTTATCACAAACAAGTTGAAAAGGAAAGATTAAAAATAGATTACAGCCATGCTGAAGAAAAGAAAATCGCCCCTTACTGATCTATTCCCGGAGCGTGAAGGAATCAGGATAAAAATGATTACAAACAAAACAGAAATTAATAATGCAAAAATTTTAAAAAATAAACATCATGAGAACCAAAGGCAAAACTCACCAGGTAGAACTGTGTAAAAAGTATCTAAAAGTGTGCAGAGAAGAAGGTACCGAAATAAGAGGTATTCTGAGAAGGCCGTGGCAACGTTCAGATAAAGGAAAATTTGTTATTACTGGCCCTATGATTGGTAATATGAGTGGCGTTCTGGGACGTGTAGTACAAGTAAGACAGAAGACCGGAGCATTCGGAACAGACACAGTGTTGATCCGGGAGCAAAACGGCAAGCTCAGCAGCCATGAAAATCAGTTTTTTTGGATTATTCCGGAAGAGTATGAAACAGAGCTACAAGAGTTATTTAGGAATGTAGTCGAAGATGATGCAGACGAAGAGGAATATACAATTGTTGGTCAGGATCCGGTTAAAGGATTCTTGTCTTAATCCCAAACGGTTTTTTGGAGCGGTTCGATTCCGCTCCTGGGAACAAAAATACTTTTATGTATAAATACTATAAAAAAAACGAGTCTTTTCTTTACTGTGTAGGCTCAAAAGAAATTATAAGCCTTACTTACATGGCAGCAAAGTACGGTTTATTTATGTACACTATACACGTAGTACCTGTAAAACATAGCAATACAGAGTTTATCTCCGATTGTGTCGAGATTTCTGAAGAAGAGTTTAAGAAAACATATAAAAATGTTTTAAAGAAAATGGTTGATAGGATATGATATTAAAATTTTATAATCACGAAATATGGAGAATCTGCCCTCATTGCGGCTCTGAATTCGATTTAAAAACAGTTCTCTGGAATCAATGCCCGGACTGCCATAAACAATTAAAATAAACACCGTTTAAACACTGTTTAAACAACCAAAAACATAAAATATGATTACAAATTCCATCATGAAAGAACATCTGATCCAGAAGTTCAGCAGCATCGCCCTTCAGTCATCTATTTGGGCTAAAACAGGAGGCAGAACTGGGAATATTAATGATCTTGGCCCTGAAGAGCTTGAAGAAATTTATTATATGTTCTTCCCAAAGGAAAAAAAGAGAACGCTGGAGGAAGAATATATTAGGATCCGGGACGAAAACAAAATCAAGGCATTGAGGTCCACAATATTAAAAGATGCTCAACATATTGGTTTATATGAACCGCAGAACTGGAAACCGTTCAATGATTTCATGATGAAACTGAGCCCGCTGAAAAAGCCGCTTAAAGATTACAAGCTTAATGAATTTGATTCACTTATAAAGCAGTTTAAAAGTTTACGCTCAAAATATAATAAGGCTGCAAAGATTCCAGGATCTAAAGAATGGTATCATAAAAATAAACTTCCGATGCCTTCAGTCAATTAAAATAAAAAAACCCCTAACCATACAGGTTAAGAGCTTTGTTTGTATTCGCACCGCAAATATACTCAAAACCTGTATGGCTTTTAATAAAAAAAACTACTACAAGAAAATTATCGAAATTCAGGAGATCACTGAGGAGCAAAAGTTCCGCCAGGGATTGACGTATAAAGAGATTTTCTACAAGTTTATAGAGCCAAAATATCATATTTCAATCCGTACTTACGGGACGTATTTAGGAGTTCCAGCAAAAAGAGAATTGAAAAAATTACAGGAAAGTGAGCATAAAGGCGGCGATCAGCTAACCTTTAATTTTTAAATACATGGACAAAGTAACAAAAGACAGAATTTCACTATTACATCCTTCAGTACGTGCGGAAGTAACTAAAATCATTGAACAGTGCGACAAGGCATTGACTGGGCGCGCAAAAATAAGGATCACTCAAGGACTCCGAACCTTCCAGGAACAGGATCAGCTTTACACAATAGGCCGCAGCAAACCAGGCAAAAAAGTAACCAATGCGAAAGCAGGGCAAAGTATTCATAATTATGGCCTTGCGGTCGATATTGCTCTTATTATCGATGGTAAAACGGCCAGTTGGGACACGAAAGCAGACTGGGACGGAGATAAGATATCGGACTGGATGGAATGTGTGGCAATTTTTCAGGCGAACGGCTGGGACTGGGGCGGTAACTGGGAAACTTTTAAGGATATGCCCCACTTCGAGAAGAAAGGCTATAAATGGAGGGTTTTAATCAATAAAAAAAGGGATAAAGAAAATTATGTAATGCTATGACTGTTACCATTGTTATTGATTACTCTCAACTTTGTGTTATCAACTCTTTAATGAAAGAGCTTGACACAATAGTTTTTGAGGGGCTTAAAAAGGAGACAAAAAGCATCGTTGCAATATGTGTTGAACTTCGTGAAAAACTTCTTCAGAAGGCTATTAAAATGCGTTTTAAAGACAAGGCATTCAAACTGAAGTTAAAATATTACATGGCTGAAGCTCTTCTCAACTACCTGATCGAGTTCGATATCCTTTTCGATGCACTTCCTGGTAGTTACAACTACAACACTTTAATAATGGTTAAAAATCAATTACATCAAAATTTACAGTAAAATAGCATCGATTACGGGAAACCGTTTTGATGCCTTGATATTCTATAATAATTTTACATAAAAATAAATATGAAAACATTTAAATTGTTCGGAGCAAACATTACTCACAAACCGATTGCAGATTTACAGGCTATTAAAATCAAAGGGTTTGAGTACTCAAAACGTGAAGTGATAGATGCACTTATAAGAATGGGTTATCAGATAGTCAAATTTAAGGATTATGAATGCGCTGTAAAAGATGCTGAATTACCTTCAGATTTCAACGTCTGGTACATGGTTGGCAGGGATGTTCTAACAGTACAAAAACCTGCACTTAACAGTTCTTTAAATGAATTTAAACTAAATGCTCAGGAATACATTATTGATGAGATTCTTGAACATCTTGAAAATGGTACCGTTGGCCAGGGCATTAGCAGAAGTTGGGAATGTATAAAAATTGATGATTCTAACCTCAAGTTTTCGTTAAAGAATGGCTGCACCTTTAATCCAGCAGATCTCTTCTGGTTTGGATATTTAACCCCTGATACCCTCGTAAAATCCTGATATCAGGATTTTTTCTATTTTTACAAAAATTTATCATGAGAAAATTACTATTATTATTACTACTCTTGCCGGCTTATGCATTTGCTCAGCAATTCAATAATTTGGATTCTATTCAGCTCACAAAAACTATTGATCAACTCGTTAAAGACACCGGAAGGAAGTATATATTAGAAACGAACAGGCAAGACGATGACCGAAATAATTTTCGATATATTAATCCAGAAGATCCGGACGATATATTAATGATTACTTTCGGTTCCAGAATGGTCGGCGAAAATAAAGACCTTGAAATTAAAGGTGTGAAAAAATGGGGAATAAACACGATATATGGCAAATATCTTGCTGTCTTTCCTATATGGAAGAAATATGCTGATTCAAATGCAAATTTAGAACAAATTAGTGCAAACCGGTCCGCAAGAAAGGGCGGCTATTATTTTAGTAGAATTGATTATGAGGGACATTGGAGGATTAGTCTATAGAATGACTTTTTTATTGATCTTGATCATGGGTTTATCTTTTGCTCAGATGACTAAATCCAGGAACACAGGTGAAGTTTTTAAACACCGTCCTGATAAACCGTACGAGAATACCGACTATTCCGGAGAAGTGATTGTAAAAAAAACTTTATACGGATTAAAATTTGAGGATCAAAGTTTATCAGATGATGTAAAAAGCCGCGTTGAAAGGTTCTTTAAACGGCGTTTAAACGGTTACACGGAATTAAAAACGTACCAATTACAGATTTATAATAAAAACGGTAAATGGTACGTTGATAACACAGCATTTTAATCCAGCATAGCGGTGAAAAGGCCGCTTTTTAACGATATCTCATTAATTTCACCCTGAGCATGGTTCAGGGTGTTTTTTTTATTTTTATAGCTGCATGTGTAGACTAAAACAAATTGATCGGTAATCGAAGGTTCAATATTTAATTCTTCAGTGGCCGGTTCGAGCTTACCAGTGTCATCAGATTCAAAAGAGCGAAGCACATCATCTGTAGTTTCTTTATAATCCAGGAACTTCAAAGCTTCTGCTGTATTCCTTCCTAAATTACTCGTGTCCCGGTGCTGTTCAAATGACAACCTGAAAGTGATTGTAACCTGTGCGGGTTTTAGCCGGTGATCTATCTGCCATGAAACAAATATTGCAGGATCGGGGTAAAGGTCAAAACTTTCTTCGTCCAGATCCTGTCCTGCATACAGGTCAATAAATTTCGGATAGTTTAGACCTTGCATGCGGTAGGTGTCTTTAGTTTCTGTCTTTTCAAAAACTTCAATTAATTTTTTATAAAATGCTTTCATGATCTGCTTATTTCATTATCTAGTTCTTTGCTTAAAAAGCGCTCAATCCTTCTGTTTAAAATGGCGGATTCACCCATAAACCGGCGCTTCGGCATATTGATGTTCATTTTTCGGCGGTGGCTCTTGACTTCCATTGTGGCTCCTCCGGTTCTGGCTCCTCTTCCTCTGCTATTTGCTTTTCTCCTTGTGTGCGCCTTTACGTTAACCGTCTTATTAATTTGGCCGCCGTCATTATGTATCGGAGCATAGGGAACATCGGTTCCTATATAAACGTAGTAGTTTCCCTGTGCTAGTTTCCTGATGCTTCGTTTAAGCCTTCCCGATTTGACGAGAAGAGAACCGCGCGCCGGTCTTTTTCTGGCTTGCCAGGACTGTCTGTTCCTGTCAAGCCAGTTTTTCTGAACAAACCTTTCTTTAGAGAAATTAACGGCCAAAACACCAACCTGGCCAATAGACCTATTTAGAAACGCAGATTTGTTTACTCGGCTTAATCTGTCAAAAAAATCCGTTTTAAATTCTACACTCATAGTTAACTTGTTTCTACGTTTCTGATCATTCTCATCATGGACTCATTAAACCAGTTTTCAACATCCTCCTTCGTCATTCCTTTGAATGCATCTTCTTTTACATTGATTCCGCCCGAATTCAGTGAGCCTATTGTAATTTTTATGTTACGGACTTGTTTAGCATCACCGGTCACTTTATTTACGCCGTCCTTCAGCTTTTTTTTCTTTTCTGCTTCAGCAGATTCATCTTTGAAGGCTCCGCCGGTAGTTCCATATAAAGAATTAGGATCCAGGGGCGTTTTAGCGTTTTTCTGTTTGTCGTACTGGTCTGCATACTGCTTCATAATTTCCAGCCCGTTCGCTCGAAGCTTTGCGTTAACTTCGTCTTGTGTATCGGTCAGGTCCATATTTTCTCTAAACTTGTGGACCGTACCCTGCATCTCTTTTGCGGTTCTCCCTAAAGATCCAGGAAGTTTTGCTATTAAGCCCAATATTTGCTCAATCGGTTGTAGAATGACATCCATCAAAACAACACCGATTCTTTTTAAACCTTCTAAAATTCCGCCGTCCTGGAAAGCCTTTTTAATACTATCCCAATGTTTTACAAGTGTCACAACCGCGGAAATAACCCAGCCGATCGGCCCCAGAAATTTAATGACGGTTGCTCCCCATTCGTCCCATTTTACAATACATGCCGCTACCATAGCAACAAGTGCCGCGATTCCAATAATAATCCATGTAACAGGGTTCGCTGCTAATGCAATATTCCACAACCACGTCGCAGCGGTTAATAGTCCTAAAGTTCCGGTGAGTGCCAAAAAGACGGGGATTAATACGTCGGAATGCTTGTACATCCATTCAAAAACTGGTGCTAACTTTTCCATTGCGGCGGTCATATATGGTAATGCTTCCTGTCCTAATTTGATCATGGATGCTTTTACCCGGTTCTGTGCGATATCATATTGTTCTGTCGGTGTTAATGAATCGATGTAAGCCTGATCTAACGAGCCGATAGAATCGGTGGTTGCTAATGTGGCTTTTTTTAATCCTTCAATATCCTGCATTAACGTACCAAATCCCAGTGCCGTAGATTGGTCAAACCCTAACTTACTTAATTTTCTTACTTTTTGTTCATCAGACAGCCCGTCCATCTGTTTGTTAAGCTCCATAACGATATCGATCAGTGGCCTGATTTTTCCGGTAGAGGTGAAGATGTTAATTCCGAGTGATCTGAAACCACTGATAAATTTTCCGGTTTTTTTGTCGGTTTTCCCGATTGCTACGTCGGCATTAGATAACGTTCTCATGATCCCCTCTAACGCGGTAGAGGATTGTTCTGCACTTAATTTTGTGGTTAATGATGCGTATGCTCCGGACGTGGCCTCCAGTTCGTAACCGATACTTCGGGCCAGCGGTATTACTTTAGGGAGATATCGTGCGATATCCTTAAATTCCGCGTTACCTTCTTTCACTGTCTGAAAAAGTACATCGTAGACCTTGTTGATATCTTTTCCGGAAGACATCATTACGGAAATCCCGGCACTTGCTACTGTTTCCACGTCAGTGAACCCCGCCTTTGCTGCCCGCACGGTTGGTTCCAGGGCTTTTAATGACTGGTCAACATTTAAGCCAGCTGAAATAATACGTGAGAAAGCTTTTGGCACTTCATCCAGGGGACTGGCATTTCTTGCTCCGACATCGAGGAGCTGATTACCCAGATCCCGGAGCCCTTCTTTAGTAAGTCCGGCAGTGACGTTAATTTCCGCGAGTTTGGTGTCCCAGTCGCTCGCCATCTTGGTAGCGGTTCCCAGGAAACCGACGGAAGCTGCAAACAAGGAACCGAACAAGAGCGCTGGGTTTTTAATTTTATCCAGCGCGCCATTCAAGCCAGGGATATCGTCTACGAGACTCTTCCATTTAGCCCGCATTTTATCAACACCCTTTTCCCACTTGCTCTGTAATTTTTGCATGTTGTTGTTGAAAAGCTTTGCGCTCAGATCAACTAACATCATTAATTTTGTTGTGGCCATATTGTTTATTTTATTTTTAATCCGGCTCTTTGCTTCAGTTCATCTGCCATAATGATCCAGTCCAGTATTTCCAGCCCTTCCATTTCCGGATTTAAAGCCACTTTAACAAGGATGGCCATATCCTTAAAAAACTTAATGTAATTGGAATTGAATGTTTTGTCTTTATGTTCATTGAACCACACTTCGTCCGGTTTGTTCAGAATGTTTTTAATTTGTGGAAACATTTGGTGTTTATCATTTTTGATAGATTTATCAAAATTTTTCTCGGGAAGCACCATTTTACGTCCCAGGTAATCCGTATAACCCATATAATCCTGTCCCTTTTCTTTTTTAAAGAGTTCTTTAACATTGTCCGGATTGATGGTTTTGTCAAGTTTAGCAGGCAGTAAATCCTTTTTAAAATCACTGTATTTCTGTAACCCGTACTTATCAAAAGTCATTTTACTGATATCAGAAGTCAGTCCTTTGTTGTCACTGTAAAACTGTTTTTGTGTGAACACCTGCTTTAGATCACCACGGTTTATTTCAAACTGTGAACCTTTATATTTAACATCCCTGGAATACATAAGCTCCTGACCTGTTTTTCCTGGCGTAACTTTTCCGGATCCGATATACTGAAGCATTTCACATCGGCAGCCGAAACCATTCGGCGGCCAGAGTTTCATAGCTTCGGGATCTTCCAGTGAGAAAATTTTACCTTCCAGGATCCTGTGTGCTTCCCGCACAACTTCGTCACCGACGGTTTGATACTGCACTAATTTTGTAACAGTGTCCTTTTCTGCCATGAAACGCACATATGCAGCTGAATTTTGTCCAACAGCTACGCTTAAATTATATTCTGTTTCTAAGTACCGGGTATTGAGATCAGCGGTTTTTTCAAGGCACAATCTTTCAAATTCAGGATAAGAGCGTATGCCGTTTTCTCCGTCCGTCATAAGTTCCATCATAGAGGCGTAACGCGCTTCTGTCTTGCTTGCTGAAAACTCGAAGCAATTATATTCCATCATCTGAAGGACCAGCTGATCGGGGCCTGTGTATGGGCTGAAAGTTTTAAAATTATCGCGTAAACCTTCCGCCAATAAGATAGCTTCATTGGCGATAAGTTCTCCTTTTGCTCCTATGATATCCTCGTTGTTGAAAATGGCTTTAATAAGCTTTTTTACGCCTTTTTTGATATTGTCATCGTGTCCGGCTGATATAGCAGCAGTATGCTTACCGCATGTGCATACGAAGTCATACCGGTCCGGAATCTTGTTCATAGGACCGGTAAAATATTGTGCTGCTATTTTAGCGGATCCAACGGCTGGTTCAGCTGTTTTTTTTTTGCCTTCAATGGGTATGTTGAAGGTTTGGCTCATCCATTCTTGTTCGACTTCGTATCCGTTATTCAAAAGTCCACTGGTGATATTCCACAATTCTGTTAGTGATGTTTCCTGTTCGGCAGTTTTAAACTCGAAAATATCGTCTTCGCTTATGTTATATCCCTGTAACCGGAGTAACGGGAAAAGCTGGTCATTTACTAAAAACTGAATTTTTCTTTTGTCTGCCTGGGCGATTCTATTGTCGAGTGATCTTTCATGTACTTCGGTTTGTGAGCGGTTCGTTCCCTGGTCGCTCAGCATGGTAGAACCGACCAGAATCTTTGAGATCTCATTCGTGTTCGCCTGCATGAATTTGTCATATACCTGATAGGCATCCGTACGATTAGCTTCCTGGAACTGTACCGTAGTTCCGTGGGGAAAAGTACCTACGCCCGCCTGTCCTAAAGCAATTAACATTTCGTGAACATTATCCACAACCCGTGTATCCGTTGTGTTAACGGTAGCGGTAATCAAAGGCATTCCAAACTTTTCGCAGAATTCTGCCCAAGCCTGCATTACATTCCGTTTCCAGATCAAGTTCGGGATAATATTGTTAATAATCCCTAAATTGTAATCTTCCCCGATTTGCAGTAACCAGGGCGCAAATGCAGGATCCGCATAATTGATAAAGTCCGGTTTTGTTAAATCGGGAAGGATCTTCTTCCTGGTTGGAACTATGTTTCTGCGGGGAATGAAATTAATTCCAATATTGGGGCCTTGAAAATAAGTGAACTCTGCAAGGTTCGTCCCCTTAATTGTTTCATCCATTGCGCCGTCCAGGAACTTATAGAACCACTGCTGCTGAAGGACAAAAGAAATTTCTTCATTTACCTTTTTAGTCTTCCGGTTGATAACGTGGTGGTCCGTGTTCAGCGTGGAGCTTTTACGCATTTCTATTTGTGACTGAGTGTGACCGTCGGTTAAAAGATCGTCCACGAGATCATAATAAATATTGAATTTAGGCTCATCAGGATTCATAGTCGCCGTAAGTGCCTGTCTCCATTTTTGGATATCTTTCCGGCTGTTATCTTTAAAGCTTTGAGCGATCTGTGTAATCTTTGGATTTGCTTTAACGGGAGCCGAATTTCCGGAAGCCGCAGAAACGGGCTTTTTTGGCTTTGATATTTCGTATCCGAATATTCTCATTAGTTATAATATAAAAGTTGTTTTAATTCGAGTTTAAACGGTGTTTAAACGCTATGTTTTACCATCGGTTGTTCTCAGCTGTATATTTTGAAGTGAAACGAATTCCGGAAAGCGTTTCTCCGGAGTCGTTTTTAATCTTTGGCAGATCGGCCGTTCCTTCCCCCTTTGCTACGAGTTTGAGCCAGTCTATTGCATCCTGATAACGTTGCGCGCGTGTTTCAGGCATCTTTCGAGGTATCGGTGTGTAAAGGTGATACAGCGCACAGTCCAGGGTAATCATTACGATATGGCTATTGCGCTCATCTCCACTCCTGGAGAAAATTTCACCGGTGTCATATTTTCCGGATAAATAGTTTTTTACCTGGTCTATAGCCATCTGTTCGGCTGCTCTCAGTTTTGTTTCCGAAAAATTTTCCAAAAGGATATCCTTAATTTCTTCGCGTACCAATACGCTGTAATCGTCGTCTGTGATAAACATTTTTAAAATCTGTTAGGGTTATTTTTTTTGATTTCTTCCCGGCTTGTTGTTTTTCCGGGAATCGAATTTGTCAATGCTGAAACATTCAGTTTGCTGATGGCACTCTGAAGAGCATCGGGAGCGTCATCATGCGCGCCGCTTCCTTTTGAGAATGCGAGGGTTTGATTTACAAGTTCCTGATTGTCGGTAGATGTTTTTTCCGCCTCGTTAAACCAAATATTTCCACGCTGGAAATATCCCTGCATGGATTCAATACGGTCAAACTTACCGGACTTTGATTTCTCATCAGCAACTACGGGAATGTACCAGCCCATTTCATCGCCGACAATGTCAAAGTCGTTGACGAACTCATCCTGGGCAAAAAGCCCTTCGATATAGTACTGGATATTATAATTAAGCAGGTTGTGATCCTGTACATATTCATATAGCCATTTAGCGACGTTATATCGTGATACCTGACGGACAAAAGAAGTGAGCACATGAAACTCCCTGGCCTTTTTGCCGGCAAAAATCATCGCTTTGTAATCGCCTTCATCTTTGTACGATAAATCCCCGTAAAAAACTAAAGCTTCGTACTGACTGAATCTCAATCGAGGTTTGTACTGGATCCATTCATTTTTAAAGATTTTACCCTCAACGATATGCATGTGCATATATTCGCGCATAAAAGAGCGGTACGGTGTAGAAAGATATTTCTGTTTCCAGTATTCGGCGGAAGTTTTCTCCGGCCAGTTAGGTTCATAAGTGGTAAGGTTTTTCACCGCCGGAACCGTGAGCGTAAAGAAAGTGCTTTTCAGTCCGTTTTCTTTCAGTCGTTTAGTAATCAACTTAAACTCTTCCTTCAGCTGGTTGATCAGGGTATTTTTATGGAAGTTATTATTAGCTACTACAAACCGGCGATAAGGTGATCCTTCGTCAAAGGTACCTTTGGCATCTTCCCACGCAAAGTCAAAAAGCTTTTTGCTCAGGTCATCGTTGTTAACTCGTTGTCTCGTATCAACGTCATCAAAAACGATATAGTCCGGACGGGATGTTCCTTCACGCAAACCTCTGGGTGAGGATCCTGGTGTCGAGGTCATGAATTTCGCGCCGTCGGTTGTTGTAAAATCACCTTCAGACCAGTCACCGTATTTAAACTTTTTTCCGTAATAATGCACAAATTTTTGATTGTGCATAAATTCGGCCTGGATATCAGAAATAAGTTTTTTAGCTTTCTTATCTGTCTGGCCAAAAAGGAGCATGAATTTAAGCTGTCCGGTTACATAGAGGTACATGGGAATTCCCAGGTCAATATGTACAGATTTTGCACCGGAGCGGTAAATTTCCGCCAGCACGTCGCAAACCGGATTTTTAATAATCAGATCCGCCAGTTTTTTATGATACCACGCGCATTTAACTTTAGCATAATGCGGGAACATCTCCTCAAACCATGTGATGTAATCCTTTTCCCAATCCAGTCGTTGTTTCCTTCTTTCTGTTGGTGTCTGGTTTGGGTTTAGTCCGGATCCGGTACTTTGATGTATGCCTTTGCAATGCTCATCGTATTCACGGAGCATTTTTTCATAGGCCTTGGTCAGTTTAAAATCCGTATCGCTCATTACTGTTCCTGCTGAGCTTTATAGAGTAAAAACATCTTATGCCATTCGAGAAAAGAAATAGCAGCTTCCGGATCCTGCACGGCCATCCAGGAATCGAATTCTTTGAATACAGCCATAGCAATCTGGGCAGAAACCTTATCAGACAATAATTCTATTGCTTTTGTAACTGCTGAAATAGCTTTAACATCGATCCGGGAATCCTTTCCTTCCGCCAGGTCGCTGAGTTCAGTCATCAGGACCTTTTTAATGTTGTTGGGTGCAGACAGATATTGTTTTCTTTTTTCATCCCAGGATATATCACCCTGTATCCCTTTTCGCCACCTGCCGACGGTTTGCTCTGTTACGTCTATGGTGTCGGCAATGGCTTTCGCCGTCAGTCCTTCTTCCACAAACATCTTTTCAGCTAAAGCGCGCAAAGGTTCATTATTAACTCTTTTTGCCATTGATATACATTTTCGGCAAACATCCAAACTTCACAGAGTGTTTTTTTTAGAAGTGGCAACCCTTGCCGAACAAAAAAAAAGCCTTGCATTTCGCTCTTAAGTTTGCTGAAAATTCAATCAAGCATGATTTTCGGAATTAAAGAAAATGTTTTAACAATGTACGGGACCATCTGGGAATATGATGGACAGGCTTTCATTTATTATCTGAATGCCCTTGAATCTAAATACGCTGAAATTATAATCAGGCTCCACACGTACGGGGGTGATGTATTTGCCGGAAATCTTATATGTAATGCCATTGAACGATCCAATTCAAAAATTAAAATAATTGTAGACGGATTAGCTGCGAGTATGGGGGCTGTTATCATTCTATCTGCCACAGATGTAGAAATAGTAAATAACGGATACGTGATGATTCATGCACCCCACAGCGGCTCTTACGGCAATGCAAAAGACCATGAGTCCAGTGCAAAGCTTTTACGCTTGATGGAAGATAACTTCATTGATAAACTCATGATGCGAACCGGAAAAACCCGTGAAGAGGTTGCTTTGTGGCTTACAGCTGATACTTGGCTGGGCGCTCAGGAAGCTCAAGACCTGGGTATTGTGGCATCTGTTATTCCGGCGTCTGTTAGTACGGTATATCCGGCATTCGATCCGGACGACGTTGGAGAAGCCGAAGTTTACAATATGTACGGAGCATTGCTTACGAACCTTCCGACTCCTGCGGCCAGTATTCTGGATAAACCGCAATTACCTCAATCAAACTTTAACGACAATATGAAACAGTTATTAATTACAGCGTTCGCCCTTCAGGGCCTAAACGCGCAAAGCTCCGATACTGCTGTACTGGATGCACTGCAAAAGAAATTTTCAGATACTGAAGCGGCCGGTAATCTTGAAAAGATTGGTAAAGAAGCCGCAGAAGCAAAACTGAAGCAATACGAGGACGGAAGGGTTAAAAGCCTTATTGACGGTGCAGAAGCTGCCTTGGGGAAAAAGTTCTCTGACGATGAAAAAAAAACCTACGAAACCATTGGAGCAACCTCCGGAGTTGAAGCGTTGGAATTGGTTTTTAAAACCGTTGTACCGGCAAAACCAGCCGCTCCGAATATTGGGGCTGTTATTCAGAACGGCAGCGGGAAAGGTGCCGCAGCAGCTGGGCGTGAAAACTGGGATTTTGCCCAGTGGCAGAAAGAAGATCCTAAAGGTCTGGAAAAAATGGCGGCAGAAGATACCGAAAAATTCCAGGCATTGTTTAACGCAAAATATCAAAAATAAGCATGGGAGAAATGCAAGACGGATTATGGACGGTCCAATTTTTAGAGCCCCAGTTACTGGAAGACTTCAGGAACTACAATGACGATTTTATCGGCACGCTAAAGGCACCAAACCCTGCTGCCATTGGTGAGGATGGAATCCTGTTTAACAAACTTATTAACAATGTTGGCTTTAAAGTTAACGCTGATTCAGACTTTACACCAGTGCCAATGACAGGAAAAAAAGGTCTGATCTTATGGGATAAGCTGGATACTACACCAACCCTATGCACAGACAAAGAACTTCGCGGAATGGCTTTCGATAAAGAGGCAGCGATAAGGGTGGAACATACCAATACTTTTAAAATTGGAGTTAGAGATTATTCATTGAATAAGCTGGCACCGAAAAAAAATGTGGATGGTCATATGCCTGTTATCAGAACTACCGGTGAAGTGTTTGAAGGCAGAAAAAGACTTACCTACAAAGACCTATTAAATTTTTACAATAGAGTCTTAAAATTAAACCTTCCGGACAAAAACGGCCTTTACACTGTATTGAGTGATGAGCACAGATCGGATCTATTAGCTGACAGAGCAAATACAAATAACTACCGTGACCTGGAGTTTGATAAAGAAACCGGCGAGATCAAAAGGTTCTTTAAAATGAAATTTTTTGAAAATAATGACACGCCACTTTATGGTACCGACGGAAATTTAAAGTCACTCGGTGCAGTTCCAGCGGTGGGCGATCAGAGAGCATCAGTCTTCTATTATGCACCGAATACGGTTTATCATATCGAAGCTGTATCGGTACTTTTCAAAGAAAGAAAGAATGATACCCGTTCAAAAGACCCACAATCAGAAGTAAGGCTCCACACATACGGCCTTACTGAGAAAAAGCAGGAGCACGGCTTCGGAGCGATTGTTTCAGATAACGAGTAATAATATCCATTAAAAACATCGGCTCAAACGTGAGCCGATTTATTCTAACAATCTAAAATTTTATGACAAAAGATCAAAAACAATATGCGGATCAGCTTTTCAAAGATAATCCGCAGTTTCCGGAGCTATTTCTGAACCCAGCGGGTGAATGGTTCACTGATCCTGATTTTGCACGTTACAGCTTGCCAAAAGACAAGGACGGTGCTGTTATCGGTAAAATCGAAACGGTAAAACGTCCAAAAGCTGAGTCTAAAAAAGACGAAGTAAACAATACTGCTGATGACACTTCTAATGCTGGTGATGCAGATAATGCAGGTCAAAACCCTAAATAATTAACAATGTCAAATATTAACGGAGTAAATATTAAAAGAGGCAATGTCGGAACCAACCGACTGGGAACGGACGACTCCATTTCGGGAATTGTATTGACCGGGCCTAAACCTTCAGGGTTAGAATATGATTTTCCTGTTGTAGTGTATAACCTTAATGACGTTGAAGCATTGGGAATTGATGCAGCTTATGATTCGGAAAATAACGTACATGTCTATGAACACCTATCCGAATTTTATCGGTTCGCAGGTTCGTCAACTGAGCTCTATTTAATCCTTGAAGAGCAAACGAAAAAGCTTGTCGATCTCTGTGATGCCCCGGCTAAAAAGCTGATGATTTTTGCTGAAGGAAAGATTAAGCAGGTGGCAATAGGTGTCAATCTCACAGCCGGATCTACGCTTGTAATGCTCAATGGTGTTCCGGATGATGTTTACAATAGTATTGCAACTGCAAAACTATTAGAGGAGTGGTCAGAAGAGAATCATATGCCCGTGTCTATATTCCTGGAAGGCTATGCTTACGGTGGCAATGCTTCCAGTTCCGCCAACCTTAGAGCTCTTCCGGATCTACCGGCTGAAGGTGTTACTGTTGTTATCGGCCAGGATTTCGATGTTGCTGAGAAAAAGACCGGACTGGCTCAAAAGTACGCAAATATTGGCACCGTGCTGGGTGTATGCGCCTCATGTGCTGTTAATCAGAACATCGGTGAAAACGAAACTCTAAATCTTACCAACGGAGCAAAAAAACTTCTTGTAAATCCAGGACTTTCAAACCATAAGAAAATAAAAGATCAGTATTCTGATTTACAAACCCTGGAGAATAAAGGATATGTTTTCGGAATTACTTATACCGGACTTGCGGGTGTTAGACTGAATAATGATCATGTATGCGCGCCGGTGATCCTTGATGATAACGGTAATATCAATGAGCATACAGTGGCTTACGGTCGAACTGCAAAAAAGGCCCGAAGAGCTTTGAGGATTGCTTATCTGCCTAAAGTTAAAACCAATCCTGCAGTGAACAAAGATACCGGCAAATTGATGCCTGGTGTGGTGGTTGCTCTGGGTGCTATCGGTGACGGAATTTTTGCAGATATGGAAAGAGCCGGCGAAATATCCGGAGGAAAGACTTACATCGATGCCGATAGTGATGTTATCGTCAATAAGGTGTTAAATGTAGGATACAGTATAGTGCCAAAGGGTAATATTGGAGAGATTAACGGAACTATTAACCTTAAAACGAAATTGTAATCATGAGTGATATCATAAGAAACGGGAAAGCCTATGATAGTGCGGATGTAAAGGTGCAGCTGAACGGTATTCCGATCGAGGTTAAGTCAATCGAGTACGGAAACGAGCAGGAGCACCAATTAAATCATACGCTTGGTATTGATGCCACGTCCTGGTCATGGGGTAAGAAAACACCATCTGCGGGAATCTCTTTAATGATGGCGGATCTTGTTCCGCTTGAAAGAGCCGCCGGCGGTGATATTCTAAAAATTAAACCCTTTACTATTACAGTTGAATTTGTAAATGAGTACAACGTGATCATTGTTGATAAGATCATTGCCAAATTCAAAAACAACGGCCGGGAAGTGACCGGCGATATGGGGCTTGAGAAAAAGTTTGATCTTTTTGCCCTTAAGGTGGATCTTGATGTGCTGCCTTAGAAATTTATTAAAACTCTATTTAAACAATAAAATACAATTTAAAAATGTCATTACAACCAGTAAGCCAGGAAACCAAAGACGCTCTAAAAAAAGAGCATGGAGATAAACTTAAATCATTAATTCTACCCCTGAACGATGAGGCAACTGAAGAACTTGAGGTTCTGGCGTTGGTGCCGGAACGTTCCGTTGTTGGTCAGTCGATGAAATTCATGAACTCAGACCCGAAAAAGGGGCAGGAAATTTTAGTAAAAAATTGCATTCTGACAGAAAAAGAACGCGTAATGGCAGACGACGGGCTATTTTATGCGGCTGCCGGATTGTTAACTGAATTGATTCCTATCCGTCAGGGAAAGTTTGGGAAAGTTTAGAAGGCTCCGGCCTAAACTATAACCAGGAAAGTGATTTGTTCATGAAGGCGGACGCCTTAATCAGCCACTTCCTTCATGTTCCCTTTCCGGAGGAGCTCGATGATGACACCTGGGCAATGAAATGGGCGCAGATCGGATGGCTGGCAGATATGGGGATTTTAAGCGTTAAAAAATTAACATAATGAATATAGGTGAATCAGTTGTTTTAAATCTTACGGCACGCTACGCAGCGGCTTTTGGAATCATGGCAATCAATAACCGGATTAACCAGGCTGTTGTTACACGAAGCGAAAACGATTATGATATACAGGTTTATGATGATTATGATCCGGACTTTGAGGCTATAACTTTAATATACGGAATAGCAGAAAACGAAGTTAAGTTAAGGTTTTCCCAGATGTTGGAAAGTGATGGAAACGGATCGATTTATGCTCCACCTATGATGATTAATTTTTCCAGGGAAAAAAATCTAATTGAAACAGAAGTTTCCGGTGGTGATGCAGTTGTGGTCGAACGTTGGGGAACAAAACCCTGGAACATCGAAATGAGAGGGATTTTGATTGATCTACATAACAGGAAGTATCCTACGCAAAAGGTCGAAGACCTTTGTAGATTATTTGAAGTAAATGATACTTTAAAAATAGAGGGAGATCAATTTGTCGAAAAAAATATCTCAAGGATTTATCTAAAAGATGTTTCTATAACGCCGGTAGAGGGCTATATGGATACAGTTCAGTTTACTTTAGCTGCTTCCAGTATAAACGAGGTGTCATTTACTCTTATTAATCCGAATTCATAATGCCTTTTCATTACTATAATATCAGTATCCGGATCACTATTGCAGAACGGGTACGGTTTCATATTGCCAGTTCAATCTCCATCGAAAGCAGTATAGAGAAATTCTCAGATACCGCGAAAATTGAACTGCCCAGGGAGTTTAAAAAAGCCGAAGAAAATAATAAAAGGCTTTCACTTGAACGTAAAAACCTTTTAGATTATATCAAAGCTGGAGATTCCATTGTGATAGAAGCTGGTTACAATAACGAACTGTTCACGGAGTTTTCCGGATATATAACGGAGGTAGGGGCGGAAATACCTATTGTGCTGGAATGCGAGGATGAAATGTATAAGCTTAAAAAGATGCCGCTTATTAACCACACTTTTAAGTCCGCCACACTGAGAGAAGTATTACAATTCATTGCACCCGGATATCAGATCCAGGCACTTGATATGCCAGTGGGCAAATATATGATTGAGCGCGCAACGCCATACAAGGTTATAGAGGACCTCAAAGATAAATACGGTGTTCGATGCTTTTTTAAAGGTAAAGTTCTTTATGCCGGTTTGACGGTTGATTTTAAACCTCAAATAATGCACGATTTCACTTTCGGAAAAAACATCAGATCAAGTACAGACCTGAAGTACAAAACGAAAGAAAGTCGTAAAAGGTTTATAAAAGCGGTCAGTATGCAAAAAGGATCCGCTAACAAAAAAGTAACGTACGAATTTGGAGACGTGGGAGAAAGCGAAATTTCGCTTCATGCACCGCTCAATCTATCACAGCAGCAGCTGAAAGAATGGTGTGAAAAACATTACAACTCAATAGTTTTTGACGGATACGAGGGTTCTATTGATGGATGGTTCTATCCCAGAACTGAACCAGGAGACAGCGCTCAGATCAAAGACCCGAACTATCCAACCGGTTACCGTGACGGACAATATTTTATTGACACGGTAAATACGACAATCAACGGTTCCGACGGAATCAAGAGACAAAACAAAATATCATTTAAAATTAAAAGCAATGAAGAATTTAATAGGCCTACTTACGGCCACATTACTGTTACTCCTCGCGTGCAACGCAAGACAAAAGACAAACCAGGAACTAAATCAATTATCCCCGCCACTCGTCGAAAAAGATAGTTTTTCCAATGTTACGACAAAAACTGTTATTGTTAAAGATACCGTTTTGTTATCCGTTCCGGATAGTATGTATTATCAGGCATATGTTGACTGTGTTAATAACAAGCCGGTTTTACGTGATCCCCAGCAGAAAAACACCAAAGGAGTTAAATCCGATGTTTCCCTGAAGGATGGAAAACTCAACATTCAAATTAGTACCGCAGCTCAGCAGCTTTTTCTTAAATGGAAAGAGGAATACATTAAAGAGCATGAAAGTAATGTCAAGAGAATTCCAGTTCCGTATCCGGTAGTTCAAAAAGTTCCGGTTCCTGCTGAGTTCAGCACTTTTCAAATGGTTTGCCTATATGCCGGAAGAATAGCTCTGTTTTGTCTTTTGCTGTTTATTCTTAGTAAAATACCGTGGAGAAGTTTCTTGAGGTTATAAGAAGAGAAAGCCAAAAAGCTCTGCCTGTTAATCGTTCGTCTTCTATTGGTATTGTCACTGAAATAACAGGGGTAACATGCACTGTAGAACGGGAAGATCTACCACCGCTATATGATGTTCGTCTGAATGCTATCGATCAGGAGTTTGATGACTGTATTATTATCTATCCGGCCCTGGGTTCCGAAGTTCTCTGTCTTGTGGTGGAGAACGAACCCGCCGAAACGGCAATTGTAAAATATACCAGGATTGATAAAGTAGTCATTACACTCGGAGGCGCAAAGTTTGAAATGTCAGCAGGAAAATTTGAAATTAAAAACCAAGCCAGCAACCTGAAGGATATTCTAACAGATACATTTGATCAGCTCAAAAACGCAATCATAACCACGCCTTCAGGGCCAGGACAATTCTCGGATCCGGATAAGCTTATGTTTGAACAAATTAAAAACGACACTAAAAATCTATTTAAGTAATGGCTTTAAATGATGCACAATTCATCAACGGCGTAGTCCAGCTGCAAACGGATATGGAAACTAAAACTGACAGATCACAGGCTAAACAGGAGTACGCAGAAAAGCTTTTAATGCTTATTAAACAGTATTTAAAGAGCGGAACTGTAACCATTACCGGAACCAACGCACAGGGGGCATTTACCGGCACAGGAACAATTAATTAGTATGAGAAGAGATATCGAAGTTGATGAAAATCACAATCCCGTAATAAGAAACGGCGATTTTTCAGTAGTGCAATCAGATACACAGCATGTTGCTGATATCGTTTTTGCACATCCAGGGGAATATAAAATGGCACCAGTTTTAGGATTCGCAGCGATCCTTCAGCTGAAGAAAAACAGGAATGACAATCAATTTAAACGAGATTTAAACATACAGCTGGGCTATGATGGATACCAGAATCCGGATATTGATCTTTCAGGCGGGTATGAGAATTTAAAAATAAATATCTAATATGAAAGAGCTCAATAACTATAAAAAACCTTTTCTGGCCATTGCCACAGCCGTTAAAAAGCCTGCTGTTGCTATTCCTGCAATCGGCCTGGCTTCATTCAGTGACCTTCAGCTTTGTTTTATGCTATTGCTGGGGTTAATGCTTGGGGATTTCATTAGCGGTGTCCTTGCCAGTTGGAACCTTTGGAAAAACTCAAAGATTGAGAGCAACTTTTGGAAATATGGATTTTCAAGTATGAAGATCCGGAATTCAATCGCAAAGTCTGTTTCTTATTTCCTTTTAATAGTATTATCATATTACATTGAAAAAATTTTCAGGATTAAAAGCTTCGGTAAAAGTACATATACGGACCACGATATAACCCTTACCCTCATTGCTATTGTTATTCCTTGTGCTATTGAATTTTACTCTATATTCTTTGAGAATCTGCCTAAAGCCGGTTTTGATATATGGGGCTATTTTAAAAAGATCACTGATAAAATAAAGGTAGCAGTTAGTACAATCAACAGTTTAAAAAATGGTGATAACAGTCCTAAATAATCAGAATTTCCTTGATATCGCAATAATGTACACCGGCATTGTTGAAAACAGTTTTGATATTGCTGTTTTCAACGAAATGTCCCTCACGGATCAGCTAACACCTGGTATGAGCTTAACGGTTCCTGATGATCTTGAAACGGATCCCGATACAGTAAGCTATTTTATGCGGCAATCCCTTCAGCCGGCTATGGGTGTAAATGATAGTATTAGTGTTCCTGAAGGCAAAGGTGTTGGATGGATGAAAGTGTCAAAAGACTTTAAAGTAGGTTAAATAATGAACAAAACATATTTAGAAATACTCGCAGAACTTCTTTCTGCAAAAGAGTCGGATCCGAATTTAAGCACATTGGATTCAGATAGCAAAACATCTTTATGGCGGCGGTTTTTGGAGGTGTGTGCCTGGGCTATTTATAATTTTCAGCTTTCGGCTATGCTCCACCTTCAGGAGGTCCAGGAACTGATAGCAGCTCAAAAGGTTTTTAACCTCAAAAGATATCGGACAGAATCACTGCGTTTTCAATTTGGATTCGATCTTCTGGAAGATTCAGACCAGTTTAGCAGCACATACATGCAGAATGGAATCCCTATTGAAGCAACCGGCGAACAGATTGAAGCTAGTAAAATTATTAAATATGCAGCCTGTAATCGTGTTATAAGCCAGGGGAAAGTTAGAATTGTCATAAAGATAGCTCCTGAAAATCTGGAAGAAATTTTTCCAGATGAGGTAATGACAGCATTCGGCCGATATATTGAAGAAATTGCACCTGCAGGAGATCATGTAACCTTTGTTAATTACTTACCTGATATGCTTCGGTTTGCCTTTAAAATCAAATATGATCCTATGGTATTACGAGAAAACGGAATGAACATTATCACCGCAAAATATCCGGTCAATGATGCGATAAACAATTTTTTAAAAAACCTTCCTTTTAACGGTGAGCTGAGTGTACAAAAACTAGAATCCGCAATTCTGGCCGTTGACGGTGTGGAGGACTTGCAAACGCTTTCTATAGAAACAAAATGGATTGATCCGGCAGTTAACGGATATGGTTTGTATCAGCCTGTTAATATGTCTGTCATTCCACAATCAGGCAGGTTTAAAGTAGAAGATTTTACAGGACTTCAATATATAGTTTGATGAAAGATAAGGTATTTAATATTGCTTTTGGCAAACTGGCAGTTGACTGGCTACCTACCTTTGAAAGGGTTCCTTTTAATATTTCATTTTCTGTAATGCTTATAAAACCACTGATGAATCTTTATTTAGTGTTTTTAAGAACGAGAAAAAGAAACTTAATACGACTTAATACAACCTGTCAAAAGTTTTCCATGCAAAAAAGGCTTAATGATGTTTTCGACCCTGTAGAACGGAGAATAAGAATTGTTAAGGCGGTGTTATTCGATGCAACTTATATCTATACTGAAGCTGAAGACGATCAGTGGCGCACAAAAACGAAATGGCTTTTCGGAGATGAAAATCCGATTTACATCTACACGGAGGCGGAATTGTATTCTGAATTTGATTTCATTGTAAAGATTCCGGACTCTGATATCAATCAAATACAGCTGCGGGCAGAAATTGAATATTACATGCTCCAGTCAAAAAATTACAAAATCGAAATTATATGAAACTGAATATTGAATTTTTACAGACCGGAGGCGTACCGTTAACCAATGACCTTATGGCGAACATTATGGAAGCGATCAAGCTTTATGATGTATTGGGAAGTGTTGCCGGTCACATGACTATACTGGCGGGTTGTGATCCCGTAGCCGGTTCAGCGAATACCGTTTCGCCTGGTGTGGTTGCTATCAATGACGAAGTGCTTTTTTTTGAGGGTGGACAGATCACAACAAACGTTTTTGTCAATGAGGTGGAAATATCAAAGACCTTTCAAGATCAGCAAAATAAAGTACTCATCAGAAAAAGAACTGTAAAGTTCGGAAATACTGCTCCACCGAACCAATACACCTGGGCGGATTTTGTGAAGCTTCAAACGCTGAAAAACATTCAGGTAAGTTTAGACCTAAAAGCCAATCAATCGCAGGTTGATAACCATGAAGCTCGCTTAAAACGGTTAGAATTAAAAACCGCCCCAATCGAAAACGGAAAGGTGGTTTTTCTTTTCAGGAAGCCCGCTTCTGAAGTTCCTTTGGGTTGGAAGGAATGCACCGATTTTTAC